AACCTAGAGGAGGGAATTACCACTGGATAGATAATCACGTAGTAAAAGCCACTAGGTTAAAAACTAAGTGGTCACCACTAGTAAATAAAAAAGAATTAATAGAAGTATTTGAGTAATGAGTAAGTTATTAAATTTTTTAGGAGGGGGAGTAATTGAGAAGCTTGGAAATGTAGTTGACAACTTGTCTACATCTGACGAGGAAAGGTTAGCTGCTAAACAAGCTATGGAGGAAGTTCTTATGCAAGCTGAAGTTCAGGCACAACAAGAAGTCACAAAGCGATGGGAAGCTGACATGAGGTCTGATAACTGGCTTAGTAAAAACATTAGACCACTAATATGTATATTTTTAACTGCAATTTTTGTAGTTTTGTCAGTATTTGACGGTAATATAGGAGAGTTTGTAATTCAAGAAAGTTATATCCCTATATATCAAACGTTATTAATAACAGTATATGGGGCTTACTTTGCTGGTAGGTCTATAGAGAAAATAAAGAAAAAATAAAATGGGTTCATTAAAAGGAAAGTCAATATCAAAGTCATATCAAAGAATACTCCAAACACCTTCAGAAATATCTAATACTACTTTAAAGTCTGTAGAGACAGGTAGTGGTAACGCTACATCTATGAGTTTGTCTACTGATAAGGCTGAGTTTTTAAAGGTAGGTATTGGAACTGGTGGGGCTCAACCTGATGGTTTACTTCATGTTTTATCTGCTAGTGCTGGTTCAGTTACATCTAGTTCTTTTGCTAATCAGATTACGATAGAGAACTCAGGAGATTCTGGTTTGTCTATACTTTCTGGAGCTACAGGATCTGGAAACATATACTTTGGTGATGTTAACGACAATGATGTTGGTAAGATAGTATATGATCACTCTGATAATGTTATGGTATTTGGAACTTCAGGTTCAGATAAGATGAGACTTGATCAGCAAGGAAATCTTAATATATCAGGTACTTTGTCTCAGTCAGATGATAGATATGAACTTATAGAAAATTTTGTTCAAATACCAACTACTCAAACTTCTTCTGTTAATCAAGAAACTGGTGCAACAACAGCTGTAACTTTAAATTCAAAGCATGGTCAAATTATTATGCAGTCTGTTGATTTAGCAGCTACAGATACTGTAGAGTTTACTTTAAATAATAACTTAATAGTAAACGGATCTAATGTTGTAGTAACATTAAAAGATGGTGCATCTGCTATTGCAGACAATGCTATTATAAATGTAATGGTAAATGATATTACTGCTGGTTCTTGCAAGATTAGATTAGGAACTAATGCGACAGACGTTTCTGGTATGGTTTATACTCTTCTTTTTGATATAGATCCTCACATTATTGCTAATCAAAATTTAAGTATAGCTGGATTAGATGGAGGTTCATCAGTTATGGGAAGTGATAAAATAACAAGGCATTCAGATTTTGCTGGTATAAAATTACTTACTGGTACTACTAATAATGATAGAACTATATTAGTACCAAGAACAGATACTGAGTTGCCAGATAGTTTTACTCCTTCTGCTTGGGGTTCTGTTGGTTTTGGTACAGAAAATCAAGTGATATTTAACTCATCTATAGCTACAGGTTCTAGCGTAGCTGATATGGCTTTTTTAGCTGGATTAAAAATAAGGTCAGATATATTTGATCTTGGATCAGATAACGATCAAGCTTTCTTTTTTTATGACACAACAGACACTATAGCTACATTAACTACAAATGCTAATTTACATTTTGGTTACAGTGTTTCTGGAACAGATTACATAACAAATTTAGGTATAGCTGTAACTGCAAATACTGTATACAGACTTAGAATAATATTTGATGAGGGAAGAAGAATTAGTGTTTTTGTTAACAACACTCAGTATGGTTTAGTAACTACTGCAACTGCAGGAGGAGCAACTCAATCTGTTGCTTCAACAAAATCTTTAGCTTTAACTAATGATGTTAATTTAAAACCTCAAGTTGGTGTTGCAACAAGAACAACAGCAGCTAAAAACATACAGGTTGGATTTATAAAACTTTCAAGAAACTTATACGAGTAAAAATTAAATTTAAATTAAATAAAAATGGAAACAACAAATCCCCTTATAAGAAAAATAACTATAGGGGACCTAAAGCAAGGTTTGACTTATCAGGTAGGTCAAAAAATGTTGGGAGGTTCACTAGAAGTAACAGCAATAATACAAGATGAGGCTGCGTGGTATAAGCATCAACAGGTAGTATATGATGTGTATATAAAGAAAGACGAAGAAGAGTTTTCAAGACCTTGGAAAAGGTTTTTCTCTCAACCCACAGCGATAGAGTATAACACTGCAGTACTGGAAGAAGAGTACGAGGTTAAGTAAAATAAAAGAATTACAAATTAAATTTAAGACAAAAGAAAAAATGAAGCCAATTAAAGATGTCTACTGGATAGAGGTAGAAAAAGAAACAGAGGATACGTTAATGTTAAATGGTAAGGAGATATATAGAGATACATCTTATGATCCAATGAAGTTAGCGAGACAGTATGGTACGGTGTATAAGACACCAATGCAAGATACTAAAGACTCAGGCATACAAGAAGGTGATAAAGTTTGGTTTCACCATTTTGTAGCTACAGACACAAATGCTGTAAAGCATGCTGATAAGGAGAATATATATCAAGCTTTTGCAGAGCAGATATACCTTATCAAGAGAGGCAAAGAGTACATACCTGTAGGGGTTTGGAATTTTATGGAGCAAGAGATGAAAGAACCAGAGCAATCTGAGTCTGGGATATTTTTAGAATCATCAGCATCTGAAGTAGAGCTTCATGGGAAAGCAGTTATGTTAAATAGCTGGATGAAAGAACAAGGAGTAAATGAAGGGGATAGAGTTATGTGGAGTGAGAACTCTGAGTACGATATGGATATAGATGGAAGAAAACTTCTTCGTATGCGTAACTTTGATGTACTTGGTGTTTATGAAGGGTAAGAATGAAAACTACGCTCTTGAAACTTTAGAGAAGTTGATAGAAGCAAGTAAAGGAGCTGTAGATCTTCTTATAGAAGAGATAGGTAAACCTTTAATAGAAGAAGATGACGCTAAAAGAAGGCAAGCTATAAAAGCTAAGAGAGAATGTTTTGAGGACTGTCAAGAAATTCTTTTAGGAATAAAAAACCTTGAGGATAGAATCAAGGAGGGTGAATCCTTAATAGAAGAGAAGAAAGATTTTAAAGGATCTTTTGCTGAAAGGTATGCAAGGAAATGATACTATATATTTAATTGAAGGGAGCGAGGGGGACGCTTTAGAGTTTGATAACTTAAAGATAGTCTTACCTAAAAAGCCTAGATATAAAAAAGATATACTGTATCATAACCTGCCTAAAAAAAAACAGAGATGGACTAGGCTAGCTATACCAAAGGGTTTAACAAGGGAGAACGCTACAGATTATGTAGACTATATAGATGAGGAGTTTAGAAGAAGAAGGGAGGGTTTATGGTTTTACAATAACGGTGTTCCTACTTATATTACTGGATCTCATTATATGTTTATCCAGTGGAGTAAAATAGATGTTGGTTACCCTGATTACAGGGATGCTAACAGAACGTTCTTTATTTTTTGGGAAGCGTGTAAAAACGACAAGAACTCTTATGGGATGTGTTTCCTTAAGAATAGACGTAGTGGTTTTTCTTATATGGCTAGTAGTGAGATAGTCAATCAGGCTACTCAGGTTTACGATAGTAATTTTGGATTACTGTCTAAAACTGGTGCTGATGCTAAGACTATGTTTACTGACAAGGTAGTTCGTATATACAGAAACTATCCTTTCTTTTTTCAACCTATACAGGATGGTTCTAGTAACCCTCGTGTAGAGCTTGCATTTAGAGAGCCTGCTAAGAAGATAACAAGAAATCAAAAGCATATAGAACAGTCTGAAGCTTTGAACTCTACTATAGATTGGAAAAATACAGCAGATAATAGTTATGACGGTATGAAGCTTAAACTTCTAGTTCATGATGAGGCTGGTAAGTGGACAGGACAAAACTCTATAAAGAAAAACTGGGGTGTAACTCAGACTTGTTTGCTTCTTGGTAGAAAGGTTGTAGGAAAGTGTATGATGGGATCTACTGCTAACAAGCAGCAGGATGGTGGTGCAGAGTTTAAAGATATATTCTACGACTCTAACATGGATGAGAAAGACTTAAATGGTAGAACTAAGAGTGGATTATATAAGCTATTTATTCCTGCTTACGATAACTTAGAAGGTTTTATAGATGAGTATGGATACTCTGTAATAGACACTCCAGAGAAACCTGTTATGGGAATTGACGAGATGAATATTGATGTTGGATCTAGAGATTATATACAGAATAGGAGAGACGCTTTAAAGAATGATACCACAGCGTTATCAGAATTTAAAAGACAGTTTCCATTTACTGTAGAAGAAGCCTTTAGAAATGACACTCAAAGTTGTATATTTGATGTCGAAAGAATCTATCAGCAGATGGATTATAACGAAGTTAATAACACTCCTACAACAAGAGGAGAGTTTGTTTGGAAAAATGGCGTACAAGATAGCGAGGTTATGTGGATACCTCATCGAAAAGGGAAGTGGGAAATTACCTGGGTTCCAGAAAGTGAAAATCAAAACGTTATATCTTCTAGATTTAATAAGAAATTTCCTGGAAAGTCAGACAGTTTGGTTGCAGGCTGTGACCCTTATGATCATGACACCACTACTGATGGTAGGAGATCTGATGCTGCTGCTCATGTTTTTCATAAGTTTAGTATGGGAAGTGATGCGTCTATGCAGTTTGTGTGTGAATACATTAACAGACCACCTAAAGCAGAAATATTTTACGAAGACATGATTAAAATGTGTGTGTTTTATGGGTGTCAGGTGTTAGTAGAGAATAACAAAGTAGGAATACTTAAGTACTTTGAGAATAGAGGTTACTACGAGTACCTGATGGATAGACCAGATATGACACATACAGAGTGGAGTCGAGGAAAGCAAAAGACAAAAGGAATACCTGGATCTGGAGCTGCAGTAATAAATGCTCAGGCAGAGGCTATAGCTACATATATATATGACCACGTTGGTTATGACGCAGAAACAGGAGAGATAGGAAGATGCTTTTTTAATACGCTTCTTGATGATTGGAGTAGGTTCGAGATAGATAATAGAACAAAATACGATGCTAGTATATCGTCATCATTGGCGCTTCTAGCTTCACAAAAATATATTAAACCCAAAAAAGAATTAAAGGCTTCATCTCCTTTAGTTAAAAGATATAGTAACAAAGGAATGTTTAGCAAACAAATAAAGGCATGAACTACGGTAATAACAAAAATAAATTAAATGGTTACCCATCACCTTTAGCGACTAACGAAGAGAAAGCTGCTAATGAGTATGGACTTGAGTACTTTAAAAATATGTACTACGAGTGGCATAATAATGGTGATGTGTACTTTAGAGATCGTAAGATGCGATACAATCGTAACAGGTCTTACGCTGAGGGTAATCAAGATGTTGGTAAGTATAAAGACTTGCTAGATGTTCAAGGAGACAGCTCTTATCTTAATATAGACTGGAGTCCTGTTTCTGTTATTCCTAAGTTTGTTGACGTTATCGTTAATGGTATGGTTAACCAAGAGTACGATGTAAAAGCTAAATCTATAGATCCTATAGCTGCAAAAGAAAGATTAGACAAGAAGAAGAGGATGTTTGCAGAAATGATTACTAAAGATTTTGTTAATAATTTAGAGAATGAAACTGGAGTTCCTCTATCTAATAATGGATTTATTGCAGATAGCAATGAAGAAATAGAAATGTTTATGGCACTTAACTATAAACAAAATGTAGAAATAGCACTAGAGAAAGCTATAGAGTATACCTTAGATATTAATGATTATGATGAGGTTAAAAGAAATATGATTCGTGACCTTGTGGTTTTAGGTCTTTGTGCTGCTAAGACAGAGATGTCTAAAACAGAAGGTGTTAAGATACGACACGTAGATCCTGCAAACCTTATTACTTCTTTTTCTGCTAAACCAGACTTTAAAAACATACGTCATGCTGGGGAAGTTTACTCTATAACTATTGCTGACTTAAAGCAACAAGCAGGAGATGAGTTTAGTGAAGATGATTATATTAAGATAGCTAGAGAATATGCTGGTAAGAATAACAACCCAGTAAATTATGGTACTCAGGCTTACTATGAGAATGGTAACGAGACTTACGATTATGATAAGTTTAGCGTAAATATATTAGACGCTGAGTTTATTACAAGTCACAGCTTAAAATATGAAAAGAAAGAAAATAAGTTTGGTGGTTACTCTGTGAACAAGAAGCCATCGAACTACAAGAAGCCTAAAAAATCTAAAACTAAAAGAGAGGATATAGGCTCTACAGTAAAGGTTGTTTATAAGGGTAAGTATATCGTAGGAACAGATTATATCTTTAACTACGGTATGATGCAGGATATGCCTAGACCTAAGTCTAACTTGGCTGAGACAAGGTTGTCTTACATTGTCTATCAACCAAACCTTTACAAGATGAAGAGTCGTTCTTTAGTAGATAGAATGATTCCTTTTGCTGATCAGATACAATTAGCCCACCTTAAAATACAACATGTTCTTGCTAAGGCTAGACCAAAGGGTGCAGCGTTTGAAGTTGGTTCTTTAGAAAATGTTTCTAAGGGAGATGGAGGTACATTCACACCATTAGAGCTTCAAGAAATCTACGATCAAACTGGTAACATATACTATAGACGTATAGATGACGAAGGGCAGATGACAGGAGCTATGCCTATACAAGAATTAGAGAATGGTATAGGTAGAGACTTTGGTACTCTTATAGGTGTATATAATCACAACATGCAAATGATTCGTGACGTAACAGGTGTTAACGAAGCTAGAGACGCTTCAAAACCATCTAGCGAAGCTTTAGTAGGAGTTCAGAAGTTATCTTTGTTAGCATCAAATAACGCTACAAGAGATGTTAATGATGCTTACCTTAATGTTACACGAAGAGTCTCTCAGAGCATTACTGTACGCATGCAGGACCTGGTAAACTTTAAAGGTCTGCATAAAATGTATACAAACGTTATAGGAGATACTTCTATGCATAGTATAGATATGATGAAGAAACTGTCTATACACGAGTTTGGTATAACTTTAGAGGTTGCACCTAGCGAGGAAGAGAAGCAGATGATGGAGCAAAACATTCAAGTATCTTTATCTCAGAAAGAGCTTAGACTTGAGGATGCTATTATGATTAGGTCTATTAGAAATATTAAGATGGCTAATCAAATGCTTATTCTTCGTAGAACTAAATATCAAAAAGAACAACAGGCAATGGCTCAACAAGCTTCAGAACAAAACGCTCAGTTGCAACAGCAGTCAGCACAACAAGCTGCACAGCTTAAACAACAAGAGATGCAAGCAGAGATGCAGATAGAGCAGGCTCGTGTTCAAGCTAAAGCTCAAGCAGAGATGGAGTTAAAGCAACTTGACTACCAACTTAAAGAAGAATTTGAGCAGGCTCAACACCAGAGAAGACTTAGAGAAATACAACTAAGTAATATAGGTAAAGAGGGTGCTGCAACTATTCAAGGTGGTGTTAGAAAAGAAGTTCAACAGCAGTCTGCTATGAATCAATCTCAAATGATTGAGCAAAGACAAGGTAAGAGAGGTCCTCTAGGTGAGGAGCAAAAGATGGCTGAATAATTTGGGATTAATGTAAAATAGTTTATATTTGCGAAAATAACTGAATTAAATTTAAGACAATGGATATAAGAGATGAATTAGTAAAACAGTTTGGAGGAGAGGTTGTACAGCCTGAATCTAAACAAAATATTGTTGACTTGACTGGTAATGAAAACCAAGCAGTCGAGTCAGAGCAACCTACAACAAAGGAGCAATCTAACGTTGTAGACTTGACAGGAGAAGAGAGTTCTTTAAATACTGAGGAGAGTACTAACGTTGAGGAAACTAACGCTAGTCAACCACAAGAGGGTGAAGAAATCAGTGATGATCAAGTTGTCTTAAATTACCTTAGCGAGAAGCTTGGGCGAGACCTAACATCATTTGATGATCTTAACACAACGAGTGAACAAACAGAAAGCAATGACTTCGCTAGCGAGCAGCTTCGAGTTATTAACGAGTATGTTAAAAACACTGGTCGTACAGTTCAAGATTACCTAAACACTCAAACGGTTGATTTATCCAACGTGTCTGATGACGCTTTAATGAAGGAGTATCTACGATTAGATAACCCAGATTTAACTGATGCAGAGTTAAATGATTATATGGCGACAACTTACAAAACAGACAAGGAGGAGTATAGTGCTAGAGAAACTAACGCTGGTAAGGTTCAACTTATGAAGGACGCTAAAGCTGCTAGAGACTACTTTAACAAGGTGAAAGAGGATTATGCTATACCAACTGAGGTAGACGATCCTGGAGTATCTGAGGCAGAAAGAGGAGAATGGTTATCTCAAATGGAGACAGAGGTTAATGACCTTGAAGGTTTATCCTTCTCTATGAATGACCAAGGTGAAGAATTTGTTTATAATCTAGATGACGAAGCTCGTCAAGAGATTAAAGGATATAATTCTGATCTAGAAAACTTTTTCGATAAGTATGTTGATGAAAGTGGCAAATGGGACTTTGACGCTCTTAATACAGATATGTACATCATGAACAACATTGATAAGATTGTTCGAGGTGTAGCTAATCAGTACAGAAGCAAAGGAACAGAAAGCGTAATTAATGAGATTAAGAACCCTTCGTTTACACAAGATAAACAAAGTACCCCTCAGAAACAGGAGTCAACTCTTGATATGTTGAGACGACAAATTCTTGGTTAAAAACGAAAATTAATTATTATTTATTTAAAAATATAAAAAAATGGCAACAGTAAGT